AGTACGCAATCCTACCAGAGGCTATTAAACATGTTAAGTCAAAACTACAGGAACCGAATAGTGGATATATGTTGCAGGATGATATCTACGGATGGGACGGTAGAATTAAAAGAAAGGATTTGGATGAACAAATTATGCCAACACAATAAATCTGCTAACGCACTAGCAGGTTCTTTATTGTGTCCAGATTATGTACCTCATGATTACGAGAAGTGGGATTGAAGATTGATAAGGTTTCAAGTGATATTCGAGTAGTTGATAATTTATTACCCGAAGAAGTTTTTAAACCACTACAGCATTGGTTCACTGAAGGATGTAGATGGCAGTATTGCCCTTATATTCTAGGTGATGGTGAAGATACAGATCCTGATGCATACCAGTTCGTGCATATGTTCTGGGATCCATGCTTAGGTGTAGTGTCACCAGACATGGATCGTATCTATCCTTTGATTGAGGTTATCAATCCTCATGTATGGTTGAGAATCAAAGCAAACCTCAACCCTAAGAAGGATAAGGTAGAAGTAAGAGACTTTCATACTGATGTAGGTCCTTACAACCATGTGACATCTATATACTATATCAATACATGTGATGGGTGTACAAATTTTGAAGATGGAACTAAAGTAGAATCTGTAGCGAACAGGTTGCTCACTTTCCCATCGTCTAAACGTCATTCTGGTACAGCATGTAGTGACGCAAAAGCACGAATAGTGCTGAACTTAAATTATTTCCCCAATAGATTATGAACCTTTGGAAAAATTATAAAGAAGCACTATGGGAAACATTTCCCGACTTTGAAAGACAACCCACATGGGCAGACTGGACTGGTCGAAAAGATACAAACTTAAAAGCAACGGTATACACACATGAGCACTTTATCAAAGCGAGGGAAGTTGACATCTGGGATGATACTTCTTCTATCTACAATAACATTCTTTACCCTAAAACTGGGTGTAACCTTCCCTGTTTTGGTATGGATCTTATGGGATTTAGCGAAAATAAGGTAATTATTGTTTTCGACTTTCAACATCCTGTAGAAAATTACGTGTATGAGGTAGAATCACTACCATACGCAGAGAAAGAATATAGGTTCTTTGAGATGGGTAATCATTTCTCCAAGAACATTTACGTTAGATATTGTAGTGCAGATAAGGTAGACGATTATCTACCGATGTTTAAGACATATTTGTTGTGGTATAAACACATTATAGACGAAGCACAACCAAAAGGGTTGGATGCAACAGAGACATATGCAGATTTTGACACATATATGAAGCGTTTAGACCCTGTTGGAGGGTATCTTAAGGGTAAGTTCGGGGCAGAGAGAGCAGAGGGGCTTGTCAATTCTTTCTTGTTCTGCTATAATAAATAGTGTGTTGGGGCGACGGTCTCAACACAGGGAGTGACTGAATAAACTTACTGGCAACCGCTGGTTAAGGTGATGAGTCAGAGGTGGTGCTCGCTGCAAGGCCATTGCAGAACTACAAACCAAGTAGGACTCAGGCAACAACGTATTTACTTTCTGTAGTAATGCCCGTTGTTTGTTGGTATACAGGAATCCAACCTCCCACCCTTTTCTAAGGGACAATACACATAGTACACATAATACGGAGAATACGTATGTCTTTTGCTTCACTTAAGAAGTCTTCTTTCCAAG